TAAGCAGGCGGTAACGGTAAGGACTGCCGACAGCCGTCCTAACATGGAATTCATCAAGAAGCACCGTACGAAGCTCAAGACGATTGAGGAGCTACTGGAAGCCTTCCAGCTCTCGGTAGATAAATGCAACAACGCCCGCCACCCATTACATAAGGAACACACCCGCGATGCAATCTACCGCACCCAGTTCTGCAACGAGCTGGAGGAGATCACGATGCTGGATATGATGAATATATTTTGGGTAACTACTCCTAAGCCTACTACCTATCGCAGAGAGGGATTAATGATTACGCTTTCGCGAAAGCAGTACGAGTACGAGGTCTACGATGCCGACGGTCATGTGGATCTAGACTTTCGCGATAAATACACTGGGTGCAAATTTTTCACCCAGTACGATCCCGACCAGCTGGACAATTATGTAAGACTTTATCTCGCGCTACCCGATGGCAGCATGAAGTATATCGCAGACGCGCAACCAGTTAAGAAGATCAAGACCATACCCGCACTCATGACTCCCGAGGATAAGTCACGCATGCACAAAATGGTGCAAACCAGAGATCAAGAACTACAGCGCGTGGAGCAGCAACTGGAGCAGCTACGCAACCGCACTAACATTACTCCAGAGACTTTAATAGCAGATCAAGAACTCACTCTCAAGATGAAAGGTCGCGTGCCCAAAGAGCAGCGCACCTATGCCGAGGAGTTGGATTTCATAGATAAACTATAACAACAGCGCATCGCATGCGCCACAACAGCAACAGCGCATCGCATGCGCCACTAGAAAAGTAAATATGAAAAAAGAACTAAAAAACGCAATCGCCCAGGAAGTCACCCACATGGCCAGCCGCATCACACAAAGTGCCGTCGCTGCTCGTGCCGAGGTCTCTACCGCCACAATATCGCAAGTAGTCGCAAGAAATTGGGACAGGATTGCCGATAAGATGTGGCGCACCATACAGATTAACCTGCGCATCGATCTAGGATGGCAAATAGGCCATACTAGCCAACTCACAGAAATAAATAGCCTGTGTCAGGTAGCTCAGGAGCGCAGCCTTAGTATTTGCATATCTGACACGGCTGGCAAAAGCAAAACGGCCAGTTACAAGCATTATGACCGCCATAATTCTAACGTGATCCACCTAGAGTGCAAAGCCTCGTGGACTAAGAAAACCTACCTGCGCAATCTATTAATTGCAACTGGTATTAAACCAGAGGGTACCAGTGGCGAGATGCTGGATGCATTCAATTCTAAGATTAAAAGCATGTTTAAACCTCTTTTAATCCAAGATCAAGCGGACAAGCTTAAAGACCCGCAGCTAGATCTCTTCATGGAGTTCTATAACGATCACGAGGGTCATTTAGGTATTGTTTTGAGCGGTGTAAAGGCACTGGAGCAGCGCATCGACCGCGGCCGCCAGCGCAAAAAGATAGGGTATGATGAGATTTTCAGCCGTTTTGGTGGCAAATACATCAGCATCACGCCCATCAAGCTTAAAGATGTCGCTGCCGTATGTATCGCAAATGGTGTGGAGGACACAGAGATCATCGAGACGATCTACGACACTTGCGGTGGGGACTTTAGACGTGTACGTCGCGAAGTCCAGAAATACCAAATGAGAACCAATCCAGCCGCATAATCATCATTAATAATTAACTAAATGGCCAGAGCCTACGCCGTGCAAGATTTACAGAAAAGAAAATATAAGATAATCCCATTGACTGGAGAGTTCGCAGACCTATTGGGCGAGCCAGAGCGCAGCGGCTCATGGATCGTATATGGAGACTCTGGTCACGGCAAGACAACTTTTATGATGCAGCTGTGTAAAGAGCTGGCTAAATATTTTAAGGTGGATTATGACACGCTAGAAGAAGGCGCGCGCAAGTCCATGAGAGACAACCTGATTGCTAATAATATGCAGTCTATTAAAGGCGGTCGCTTTAAGATCTTAGATAAAATGCCTATGGATCAACTGCGCAAAAGATTGGATAATCCACGTAGTGCAAAGGTTGTCGTCATCGACAGCATTCAGTACACATTCATGACCCTTAGAGAATATAAGCAACTATTGATTAACTATCCTAACCACCTCTTCATTTGGGTGAGCCATGTAAAGGGGAATAAGCCTGAGGGACGTCTAGCCGAGAAAGTGTTGTACGATAGCGATGTAAAGATACACGTGCAGGGCTTCCGCGCCTTCTCTGTCTCTAGAGCTAATCGCAACGCATCACAGGCGCACTATACCATTTGGGAAGAAGGCGCGGCCAGATTTCACGATAAAATATGACGTGCATCTGTACACTTTAAAATTTAACCGCTTTCGCTAAAGCATAAACACAGCAATAAATATGACCACAACAGCCCCATCACCGCAGCAGCCTCACCACCCACTCATGCACGCCCTTAATTTAGACAGTAAAGGCTATCGATCCTTAAAGTACGAATACTTCATTTACTACTGCATCATCATTGCCGACGAGCAGTACCTCATGTTGCAGGATTTAGTAGCCTGTCAAGAGTTGCAAGCATGGTATTACTGCCAGTGGCGGGAGCAGGTAGAAACACAGCTCAACGAGTGGTGTGTGCCATACATGTGGGCACAAGTAGATTTATCTGTAGAGCTGCACCAGCTCATTGCAGAGAAAGCCGCTCCTATCAATTTGAACTACCCCAGCGCCATTCTTAAAATAATAGACCTATGATCAAAGAACTATTCCACACCGCCCAGTCAGCCATGCAGCGACAGGCATACTTACAGGAAGCCCTTAACCTATCATCAGGCACAGGGTACCTAAGCGCAACCCAGCGCATGTGTGTAAATCAGGAGCGCGGCGCACTTCTAGCCCTCGTGCGAGAGCTAGAAAAGACAGGCCTCACCACCATACGCTTCACAAAGACCATCAGCGCACCACTAGAAGCCATCATAAAACGAATATATACCCAACAGTAACCGCGCATCGCATGTGCCACTCACAGTAACGGCGCATCGCATGCGCCACTCACAGTAACGGCGCATCGCATGTGCCACTCACAGTAACGGCGCATCGCATGCGCCACTCACAGTAACGGCGCATCGCATGCGCCAAAAAAGAAAAACAATGTCACAAATACACCTCACAGACGAGCAGCTAGAGCAAGAGCTCGCCGCTCGCAAGAAAGCAAAGGCAAAAGCAGCCGAAAAAGCAAAAAACCAATACGAAAGCGACCGCGATCAGTCCATCCAGATGATCATGACTAACGCAATAGACATCTTTAAGGACATGAAAACCTTTAAAGAGCTGTGTCACCAGCTTATGGATACACAAGCCGATAAGCTTTCAGAATATGGTCTTATGAGATCCAACTCAAAAGGCGGCTTCTCCATCACGACACTGGACGGCCAGCTGCGAGTTACCAGGACTCGCAATACTGAACCTGTTTTCGACGAGCGCAGCGAGAAGGCTATCGAGTTGATTAAAGATTTCTTGAGCGACACGGTTAAGAAACGAGATCTAAAATTATACGAGATTTTAATCTCATTGATCTCCCGCAACAAAAACCAAGATCTCCAGTACAGTGAGGTCATGAACCTATTGCAGCATGAGGACAAATTTGAAGACACCCGCTGGAAAGAAGGCCTGCGATTAATCAAAGAAAGCTATAGCAACCACCTTAAAGGCTACGGCTATGAGTTTAAGCGCAAAGCGGCAGATGGCAAATGGGAGCACCTTAACCTCAACTTCTCAAGCTTATAATCATGGCAATAAAAATCACAAAAATCACAGATCGCGAGTACGCGGTAAACGGTAAGAGCGTATATCAGGACAGCAACGACAACTGGGTGTCACGACTAGAACTCACCAGCCTAGAGTCAGAGACCTTCCACAATCACTTACAAAACGACATAATATGAAAAACCAGACCACCCGCCCCACACCACAGGGCACGAGAGCCATTGACAGCAACATCGACATCCTGCGCAACCGCCCGCAGGAGTTGATTAAAGCAGCTAGAGAGCGCATGTCCACACAAAAGGAACGACAGGCGCGACGTCTAGCCTGCGGCTGGTACTGGCTGCGCGATGCAGCCACCCGCAGCGCAAGACTCGTCCCGCCTAATCATACTAGTAGCGTGTAGACCACACGCTGCAAGGGAGTAGCCGTCTTTGATACCAAAATGCTGTTGATCCAGTAGATGCGCAAGAGATGCCTGGGGTTGTGAACTCCCGATTAGTAATTTTTTCACAACCCTAGGTTAAGGGTGGCGGCCTAGCATAGCCCCAATGCTCTTGAAGATCCGCAGCCATGCGATAAATGGCACATGATCAGGCTCAACTCCCCCTCTTTTGGAGGGGGCTGGGGGGAGGTTCAGGGTTCGAGTCCCTGACTGATCACTAACCCGACCCATAAAAAGCCCCCTTGGGGGTTGGGGGTCATAAATTAAAGTAAACATGAAAAAAAGAATGTTTAAAGTACTAGACGAATTGAATTTACAAGATAGAAACGATGGGAGTTCTAAAGTAATGGTGTGTCCAAATTGCACTCAAATTAAGATTTCCAAACAAGGAACTAAAATAACCATGGGTGCAGCTGGAGATTTAGTCGGTGCGATAGCATCTGGTAAGATTACGCCTCTATTAATACTTGTAGATACTGAATCTTACAATCTTCAATTAGCAAAAGATCTATAACAAATGACTAAACAAGAAGCCCTCCAAGACATCAACGTCTGCATCGACCGCATGGAAGTACTCGCCACTACGCACGACATCGCCCTCATTGTAGGGCGACCCGGCAAGATCACCATCATCAACAATTCCACAGGCGACGCCCGCCACTTCTTTGAACAAATGGATAAAAAATTAGAAGATTAAGTTATGAATGATTTAAAACAGCTCCGAAAATTGGCAATACTGCACAAATCATTCTTAAATCTTCATCTAACATCTAACATCTAAAATATGAAAGCAACAAAATCACAAAAACAAATCATCCAGATAGAAACCAAAAAAAACGGTTACGACGGCTACAAAGAAGAGCTCGTCCAGTGGGCGACAGAAGACGTGGAGAAAACCTCCTGCAACGACCTCAGCTTTGTACAGGCTAATCATATACTAGTAAAGCTCGACAAGAAGCCACACAGTGCCACGGCCAACACCGTCGCATGGCGCGCGGGACAGTTCAATATCGAGAACACCCAGCACCTCAGCGTACTGTCATTGTGCCACCAGCTGGGCTGGACA